GTTCGACGGCCTACCCGGTGTGATCATTGCCAAAGGCCCCCCAACGTTCTCAAAGAATAAAATCAAGAACGACGAAGATTTTGAGAACTTTTTGACCCATGAAGGTTTTAATCGACGAGGCTCAATGGCTCCTGCTCGATTGAAACCAGACGCTTATGATATTCAACATAAGAAATTAGCCAAACCTGTTCCACAATTACCTTCTGAGGCGTATGAAGCTTTACGGCTGACAAAAGAATACTTAGAACGGTATATTGACCAATGCCACTTTCTTTCTGACGAACAAGTCATGCATGGAGTTAAAGATGAGCACGGGGATTTAAATCCTCTTGAGCTCTCTACTTCGGCAGGATATATGTTTTCTAATCGTGGAAAGAAAAAGGTGTGGGTTGAGGAACATATTGGCGATTGGGAGAAGTATATAAACGAAGACTGGCAAAGTCTTTGTAACCCCACTGAGGAAATAACTCAGTGGATATGGCGCTTATCTCAAAAGCAAGAGAAACGAGATGTCGTCCGTGTAGCGGAACGAAAGACTCGTATGTTTTGCGCTTCTCCTTTTCCAATACTTTACCATGGACGCAAACTCTTTGGAGACTTCACTCGCAAGTTCTATCATGCTCAAACTAAGACTGATTTTGTGAGTGCAGTTGGCGTGAATGTGTTTGGAGGCCACTGGCATAAAATGGTGCAGTGGATGACAGATAACTTCCGCCAATTGGATGGTTCCGAAGGGGATATAAGCGGGATGGATAAGTATATGTCCTCGGAGATTCTTATGCTTATCGGGAATATGTTGACAGAATTTTATCCGAAAGAGACGCGATATATACAACAGCGACATTGGCATCGCTATGTGGTGAAGATTGTAGCAGATATCTATGGTAACATAAGGTTATTGCTACAAGGAAACCCTAGCGGAGGTCCAGAAACTGTTGTGATCAATACTATCGTAACTATTTGGATGGGAATTCTAGTCCGTGTTCTCAAATTTAAGCGTGGTGGAGTAGAACGTATTGATTTGGATATGATTCTACCAACAATGCGAGATAAATATTATGGCGATGATGTTTTCTCGTTTAACCGCTATTTTCGCTTTGAAGATTATAGCGAAGCAGCCAATATTTTGGGGTTCGACTATACTGGTAAAAATGGAAACATGTTTACTCTAAGTTTCCTTGGTCGGAGGAATATATTGGTTGGTGGTTACGTGCTTCCAGCTCTTAGTGCCGATCGCATCTTGAGCATTATGGAGTGGAAGGAAAATGACGACATTGTTGCAAGCTATCAGAGAATTTTCTCTGCCCATATAGCGGCATTCCCTTTGTTATTTTCTGACGCTCTTAGTGATCGAGAAGTGTATTGGATAGCACGTTGCTACGTGAAAGACCTACGCGAAAGACTGTTTGCGGAAGCTGATGAAGAATCACGCAAGCAGTTGGTCTTACCTTGGAGTGAATCTAAGATGGCTGAGTTCTATACCGGTATGGAACGTGCCCTGTCATCAAAGATTGACAGAAATCTCCGGCAGCTAAATCGAAAGGAGATCTGTACCCGCCAAGGGTTCCGCGAAAGCGAAGAAGCGCGCTCGCCTGCGAGCGGAGCGCAAGCTTAAAAAAGAGGCGGCGAAAGCTCTTGCTGCCAAAGGACCGAGCGGTGCTCAGGGCCTTCCTCAAAGGGCAGCTAAAAATAAACGGTGGGGCTTTTCCATTGGTAGTATCGATACACCAGTGGGCAGTGCTAGCGACGTGAGTTTCAGTACCGGTCGTAGCCGAGCTCGCGGCGAAGAAGCAACTGTTGGCATGGCTGAATACGCTCCTAATATTCAGAAACGTGAGGCGACAGTTCGTCATCGTCGTGGAAAAGATGGAAAAATCCGAACTTTTATAACGGGCACTGACTATCTTGGTGCCTTTACCAGTGGATCTGCTGGTGCTCGTTCTGGTGATGTTTTAGCGTCATTTAAATTGAATCCTATTGTCTTTGACAATACTAGATTGCAATTGATGGCTGGAGCTTATCAGAAGTTCGTGTATCGTCGTGCTGATGTTCACTTTATCGCCGGCGATGCTTCCACTGATAGAGGTATTGTTATGGGTTTTGTAACCTATGATGTAGATAATCCTCTACCTGAATTGTCTCCTGAAAATGTTAATGTTGGCGCAGCTCAAATATTGTCGCGAAGTACTAAAACGTGGCAGTCGCAGAAGTATCCGTTTGGTAACTTAGACGGTGAACCTATGCTGTACATTGACATTCATGGTATGGAAGACAGACTTGTTTATCAAGGTATCTTCTATATGTTGGCTGAGACTGATCTTGCGGCTGACTTACCAATAGGCGCACTCTGGTTTGATTATGAACTAGAAGTTGCTATTAACTCACTTGAGAGTAATCTCGTGGGTAGTATCAGAGTGGCTTCAATGCTTGGATCTTACGCAACAGCTACTGGCGCTAAGCCCTTTGGAGACGATCCGCAGGTGAATATTATATCGAGTATCCCAGTTCCGAACTGGGACTGGGTTTATGATCCTGCTGACAGTTCTTTCACTCTTGAGAATGTCGCTCCTGGGTTGTATAATGTCTATTATTCGGATAGAACGTCCTTTACAGGAACAACAGATTCTGGTAATTCACAGGTAACTGGAGAGTTAACACCAGATGACGCGTCTGTTCTTGTTTACTGGGCCGTTGACGGCTCAGAATCCGATACTTATACAACCACCGACATGACTTGGAGTGCAATGGCTGGTGGGTTTAATGCTTCGACGTATCGAAATACGCTTTGGCGGAGTTTTATTGTCGAAACGTTTTGCAGAAGTTTAAAGTTGATCGTAACGCGTACGGCATTATCAACTGGTCAGGCTTTTATAGCTGACGCAGAAATGTACATTATGCGAATCGGTCCTTTAGGATCTTCATCTGCAACCCTAGCGAAGCGGACTAAATATTTCCGTGGCCCTGATCCTATTAGAGAGCCTGGAAAAGTTTACTCGTATAAACCGCCTCGTTATTCCGAGTTCGCCGCTCGGAATAAAACGGACGATTTCGAAGATCGTCTTGAACAATATCTTCGAAGCCGTGGAATAGATTTTGCAAGTATCTTACGCGGTTTTAATGAGGTGAGATTGTTGTGCGCGGACAACCCTAGTGGTAGTCCGGAACCCAATCCCACCAGCCCTTCATCAGTTGCTTTGAGTGATGTTAAGGGCGTAAAAGCAAAGAAACGAGTTCGTAAACTTAAGGTTGAATGCCTTGATGATACGACCTCGTCGAGCTCTGACGAAGACTAGTTTTGTCTTTTCTAGTTTTTATCAGTTCTTTTGCCTGTACTATAGGATGTAAGTTGAGGCAGAGAGCCGGGCACCATTTTTCCGAAAGGTTTTGTGTCGATCATCGCAGTCGAAGTTTTTTCTCCTCCGCAAGTGGGCGGCGACTTATATTCGAATGGCC